CTGTGAGTCCCATGGCTTGCATCATCCTAGCATTATCATCTTCTTGATCATCTCCGGTATTTCCTCCACCCGAACCTCCGGTAGATCCTCCTCCAGGATTTGACACATCTCCCGTATCCTCTTCATCTTCTGTAAAACTTGGTATACCCATAGGAGTCATTCTTCCTGATCCACCCATGGCTTTTAATATGCCCGCCTCTTTTGGATTTATGTAAGCAAGAAATTCTCCATCAGGAGCCATAGTTTGAGCATCATTTAATGATACGCCACCTTCTGCTAATAATTGTCGTGCTATTTGTGCTCTTGTTATACTCATTATCTTCTACCGTCCGCTTGTACGTCTAATCTAAACGTGCCCAGCTTCCAATCTTGCGCTGTGCTTGTGTTTTCTATCTTGAGAGCAATCGCTCTAGCTCTTGCTCGTGTATCTACTTTAGTTGTTGATGAGCTGATTGTAAAGGGTCCTAATGACGAACTAGCCGCTGTATCATTAGAATAGTTTTTTAAATTCAACGTTACCCTTGTATTACCTGTTTGAGATACAAAGTCTGGTATGAATCTTCTTATCTTCATGATGAACTCACCATCACCTCTAAGAGTTACACCTTCCTGTCTGCTCTGTGTAATGTCAAAATCACCTGATGTTATTGTTCCTGTAATAGCTGAAACTGAACCACCTTTAACTTGATCTGTGCCTGTTTCGTGTTGATAGTATGTTGAGATACCATCTGTGTTGCCTTGCACGTATGTAGATGAAGTAGCTCCTTCTACACCATCAGCGTCGTATTCTAATGCATGTGGATTACCAAATACTGCAGAGTCTGCCCATGCTGTTCTGGATAATGTGCCCACCGTCCACACAGGTCTTTGTGGTTGTGAGTCAAAGTAATTATAACAAACCATCTTGTTAACTACACCAGAGTTAGCTGTTGGATAGAACCACATAATCTCACCAAACAAGTTGTTAAGTCCTGCACTGATCATCTGATTACCAGAATCTAAATTAATATCATCGTATACAAAGTCTTCTACTAAACATGGTAGTGATTGTAGTGCACCAGCATATTTAAAGAAACCATTCTCTGACATCCAGTATGCAGCACCATCTACCTCTACTGCTGCGTTCTTACCTACAAGACCACAGTTTGTTCCAACCTGTACGAAAGCAAATGTAAAAGGTTGACCAACAAAACGCATTAAGAATAACGCCGTGTCTGTATAAACATAGATTGCATCTCTACCTCTAATACCTCCCATGATCCGTGATCCGTCGGCCAGTCTCTGTGTACCAGCTGTATTGGTTGCTGTAGGCGTATAAGTATTAATATCTTCTTGGTCCGAGAATCTAACAAACATATCATCTTGTGTAGATTTATCTCCAATCGTTGTTTCTGTACCAAAGAACACTAAGTGTCTGTCCGGTGTAGATACGAGCATGTGTCTTGATGCTGTAGGTGCACCTGAAATAATCGTAGCTCTTGAATCTGTTGCATTTGTTGCTGCAGAGTTCCATTCAAACACCTCACCATCTACTATTAAACAAATAGCTTTGTCACCAAAGTTATCAATGGACCACATACCAGGGTCAACGATTAAGTCTCCTGATGCTGCTTCACCCCACGCTACATAGTCCGATGTATTTGTAACGGTATCACCTGAAGTGTGTGTTGCTGCTGTGGTATTTCTCACACCTCTTGTTACGCCTGTTAACGTGTTTGTCGATATACCTGTGTATGATATTTCTTCTGTTCCTATTAATATAAAGTTTGTTCCAGAGCTTGGTAACTGTGATGCATCGTTTAATGTTATGCTTGTTGTAGATGCATTTATATCTCCTGATAAAACTGTTGTGTATGCTCCTACTGCTTCTCCACCCCAAGATCCAAGTGACCAACCAAAACCTTGTGCTTGTACATCGGGTCCTACTCTATAGTAATGTCTAACTCGTATACCACCTGATTGTGTTGCTCCAGACCCTGATTCGTTAGATGGCATTGTAATAGTAATGGTGCTTGATGTAGGCACCGTTGTTGCCATAAATCTTATGTCATCAAAATCAGATGCACCAAAGTTTGAATTTGTGATAGCTGAAAAATTATCTAATAAAACTATATCCCCTGCTTGTATATTATGATCACCAGAAAAGTTAATAGTAACTTCAGTTGATCCGTTAGTCGTGCTAAATGCATTTGAGAGTGTTGTTGTAGATTTGATTGGATGTATGTCATAAAATACACCACCTGAATATGCGTATAAAATTCTGTTTGATCCTATGATAGAATACTTTCTACCTAAACTATTAGTAAATTGATGTAATGCTCTGGCTGCACCTGTGACGTTGTCAGCTCCTAGCTGCTTCCAACCACCTATCTTTTCAGGTGTACCATATCTAAAACGAACATTATCACAATCTATCCATTGGCTTTCTGCACCAGTGGGTGTGACTTGTTTATTTATACCAGGTAAAAAGTTAACCTTCTGTAACATAGATCTCCAGATTATATTAGATTGCGTTGATATTCAACGTTATTTGACTATTCCTAGCATAGGTCTTTTATCATACAAATTGCTCTTTGCAAACCTTCCATCTGCATGATTATAGTGTAGAAATACTTGACCACATAATTGACCCTCAAAAGGCTCTCTCCAATGCTCTAACTCGCATCCAGAGTAAATAAGCATATCCCCTGGTTTTAGGTCTACTTTTACACCTTTGGGTGCACCAGGCTTATGTATGGATTTATACTCGTCTATGACGTTGTCAGACCCCGTAGGATCGATAAATATAGGCCAGTTATCTCCACCTAAGTTTAGTGTGGTTGATATCTCACAGCTAGGTCTATCTTTGTGTCTTCGTAAGATATTACCTTTTCTATAGAGTCTTGTGTAAGAATAAGTAGGTACTAATTTAAGTCCTGTCTTTTTCTGCATTACAGCTATAGTTTTGACAAGTAATGTCTCCATTAATCTATCACCATATTTAGCATAAGAGTTCGGAACTTGTGGGTCATTAAAATTACCTACAAGTTTATTGCCTGCATGAGTCACACCATTGTTTAACATCCAATGATCGGCTTCTGCTGATATTTGTAAATACCTGTAAGCTATGTCTGCTACCTCTTTTGATATAGCACCACGGATAACTTGATATTTATTTTTCTTAAAACTCATACTTGTATAAAATTATAAGATACAGATATTCTCCAATTCTTTTCACCTTTGTCTGTATTCATATTTATATCAACACCATGGGGAAGCCAAGATGGAAAAAAGATCATACGTCCTTCAACAGGTTCGTAAGCACAGACTCTCCATAATTGTTCGGGTAAATTCTCTACTCTTCGAGGCATATATGTATTGGGTCCTGGTCTAGGATCTTCTAAAAATAACTTACCTGAGTTCTTAGGCACTTTAATATAATACACACCTGACCACATAGAGTTAGGATGTGTATGTGTTTTGTTGTAGCTATACGTAGGATTAATATTAGCCCACATATTACCTAGTCCTAGTTTACCCGTAATACCAAAATCCATATTACATTCTTGTGCCATTTTAAATAATTCATCAATAAGCGGTTTGTATTCTTTTCGTTTATCCATGTCAGTTTTACTATGCCAACCAAAACCAGAGTTTGTTTTCTTCTCTCCCTCTGGATCTGCTTTACGCCATTTTTTTATTTCTTTAAATAAATATTTATTAAGTTCTTTTGCGTTAGGTATATCTTTAAAATAAACAGCAGTTGGAAATAATATCTTTCTTTGAAGTTGGCTCATTTAAATGGTGGCCCTCCAAACCACATCACCAAAGATTTTCTCACACCTTTTTTAACCGGTGCAACTTTGTGTCTTAAGAATGATGCAAAGAATATAGCTTGTCCTTGTTTTAAGGGCAGGGGTTTGTTATCCCCCATCTCTGAAAATAATAAATCTCCACCTGTAAACTCTGATGGATCTGATAATAAACAAGTCATCGATATTTTACGTATTGGATTCTGACCTTCTTGACCAAATGCATTTAAATCCATGTGCCAATCATAAAAACCTTTCTTAGGGTATACGGTAAACTGTGCAGGCTCTGTAAGTCTTACGCCATCAAAATAAAAATGATTT